CGTGCTGCGTGATCTGGTGGCAGAGTGTCGCACCGAGGAAGTCTTATATTTGCATTTGGGAGGAGTTTGGGTTCTTCGGGCTTTACATAATTGCTCTTCCCGTTCTCACCGTTTCTCCACCGCTCAAGTGCATACTCTTGAGCCATTGCAGGGGCAACAATCTCAAGAAATCTGTAGACGGAGTGCCCTGCTCCGCAGTTGTGGCACTTGAAAAAGTAGTCGTTCTTCTTTGGAAAGAAAAACCCACGCGCCTTGCTCTTGTTCTTCCGCGAGTCTCCGCAGATAGGGCAACGGCAGTTTGCAAGGTTCGGACTCTTCCACTTGAATCGCTCAAGTTGAGCCGATACCATGTTGATGTATTTCTTGTCAATATACGCAGACATTATATCGTCCAGTCGCTTGTGTCTCGCTTGTCGCCAAACTTTGCCTTGAAGTCCTTTGCACCGAATCCTGCTCCGTATCCGTCGTTCTCGCCCTTCTCAATGTTGGAGTCCATGAGGTCTTCGGATAGTTCACTGTCAATATCGTAGAACTTCATCTTGGCGTAGTTCAAGCCCACGATGAATTTCTTGTTTGCAGTCTTGCCGTTGTAGCGATTCTTCAACTGCTTCACCATGATCTGCCCTGCCTTTTCCAACTCGTCCGTTGTGATGAGGGCAATCATCAGGTCAGCGGTGTGGGGCAAGCCAAATGATTCCGAAGTGTCCGTGAGGTCAACATCGGTGGACGAGAACCCCGCTCGGTTCACCTGTGTGGCACTCACGATTGGCACATCCCGTTCCATTGCCAGTCCACGAAGTTCTTCCGCGATTGCCTTGATGTATCCGTAGGAATTGATGTTGTTTCCGTGCTTGAACCGCGCAGACGAGCAGATATTGATGTAGTCCACGAAAATGATGTCAGGCGTGAACTGCTTCTTCAGCCGCAACTCGTCCAACAGGACACGGAAGTGGTTCACATTCGCAAACGAAGTGGGATACTCCTTCACGATGAGTTTTCCGCTTACTCCCCGTGTGCTTGCAAGCAGCCGCTTCTCATACATTTCAAGCGGCAGGTCTTGCAGTTCATCCATCGTGATATCCATGATGTTTGCATCAATTCGCTCTGCAATCCGCTCCTCTGCCATTTCAAGAGTGATATACAGCACATTCTTGTTCTGCATGAGGCAAGCAGCCGCGTGATGGCACATGAACAGGGACTTGCCCACGCCCGTTCCTGCCATGATGATGTTTAGAGTCTTGGGGGAAATTCCGCCCTTTGTAATGACATTGAACATTTCAAGATCAAACGGAATCTTCTTCTCCACCCTGTGGTAGAACTCATGCCGCTTCTCGTAATCCTCAAGGAAATCGTGTCCCACATTGGTGTCAAACGAAACCGCAAGTGCCTTGGACAGGATTTCAGGCAGGGCATGAGGCGTGAGGTTCTTGTCCTTGCCGTCAATAATCTGAATGGACTGCAAGATGGCATTATAGATGGCTTTGTCCTTGCAGAACTTTTCCGTGGTGTCTGTGAGCCATGCGGTGTCCTGCTGCGGACTCTTGCCCATGTCCACTACAAGAGTCTTGCACTTGGAGAACTCGTCCTCCGTCAGCCCCTTGTTGTCTTCAAGTGCAATAAGCAGGGCATCCTTTGTGGGAATGCCCTTGTACTGATTGACGAAATCCCTGATGGATCGGAACACAGCACGATCCACTCGGTCAAGGAAATACTCCTCCTGCAAGAACGGAATGGTCTTCTTGCAGTATTCGCTGTCGTTAAGCAGCCCCGCCAGTATTGTCTTTTCGGTTTGGCTCAAGCAATCCCCGTTTCTTCATCAAGTTCAGCCAACCGATCCATTGCCTGCTGTGCTTCGTCTGTGCCGTAGCAGAACTCCTTTCGGACGGCAAGATCAATAGCCTTCAGAACATCTTCCGTGAAATACTTCTCAGGATCACGGTTAATCTGTGACTCAAACGCAGTCTTGCCCGTGGGCAACTGAATCTTTGTGGACACCTTTTGGAAAATTCCATACTTGATGGCAATGTCCAACAGCCCGTAATACTTGTTCAGCCCTGTCTCAAAGTTCAACTGGACATCCACCATCTTGTCCTGCTTCGTCAGTCGGCTCTTGTAGGTCTTGCAGTGGATGATGTTGCCCACCACCTCGTTGTCCACCTTGTCCTTCTTCTTGGACAGGTAGATGATAGTGGACGCAGCATACTTCAGACCACTACCACCACCCATCTCCTTCGTGGGCACATACGCACCCACCACATCGTAGGTGTGGTTGGTCATCAGCAGGGGAATCCGTGCGTGACCCAACTTGATGGTCAGGACGCGGAACGCTGCCTTTGTGACCTGTGCGCGAGTCATGTCGCGGGTGGTCTTGCCCTCTGCGGTGTCGTTCATCTCCTTCTCGGTGGACAACATTCCAAGCGAGTCAAGCACGATCATCATGCGGGGGCGAGTGTCCTTGTCTGCTTCAAGATACTTGTCCACAGACAAGACGCACTGGTGACGGAACTCCTCCACCGTGGCTACAGGCAGCACAGCCACGCGGTCGGTGTCGATGCCCCGTCCACGGAGCAGATCAGAGGTAATGGCTTGTTCCGTATCAAAATACAACACCATTGCCTTCGGATCGGAATTCAGGAACTCCCGCACAACATTCAGGGCAAAGTAGGTCTTGCCCGTGGCTTGCTCTCCTGCAAGAGCCACGATCTTGTTGTCGGGAATCCCACCGTGGATGGAACCGCTCAAGAGCGCGTTGAACGAATACGATCCCGTGGAGATGAACCCCTTGACATCGCTTCCCTCAAGCCCTTCGGATGCCACGGTTGCGTACTTGTTTCCTGCTGCCTTCAGAATGTCCTTCAGTTTCATAGTCTCTCCAATGATTTGGTCTGTGTGTCAATGAGAACCATCTCGTTCTCGTTAGCCCTTATTGTATCCAGGGGCGTGAGTTTGTCAACGATCATCTGCTGCGTTTCACGGCGCAGCAGGTCTTTTCGCGCTGCGAGAAGACCTTTCAAGTATTCAATGTTAAGATTCATCAGGTTGTAATCTTTAGACCGGGAGCCTTCACGCCCTTGTCGGGCACCACGATTCCGCTGCCGAATGCAGAACTGAACTCATTCATAAGATCAGTCATGGGTTCAGCAGTGAACATTACATAAGATGCAGGAACAGTGATAGCCTGATCCTTTACCGAAGCCATCCACGGCACGACCGCGATGTTTGCACCACCGCCCTTCGTGGGTACGGGAACAACCATGCACGGATTCTTCAGCGTGTATGCCACGATCTTTTCGCCTTCAAACTTCTCGGTGACCGATGCAATGAGTTCTTCTCCGGTCTGAACCTTCACGATCTTTATAGCCATGATATATCCTTTTTGTAAGAGTTAAAGTATGTAGTCAAGCGAACAGAGATTCAAGAGTATTTCGTTCTTCGGGACTCCACCCCACTGCATTTGTGATTGCGCGAAGCGGTTCAAGAAATGTCTTTTCAAATTGGAGTTGGCGATTAATGTATTTCTCAAGCCCGAACTCCTTTGGGATGGAGGACGGGAATCCAATCACACTTTCGTGAAATGGATTGGGTGTCTTCAGGTAGATGAACTTGATCTTCTCGCCGTCACCGATGGTGCGGTATTTCTTGTCTAGTTTCATCCGCTTTATGTGGTGATTGTACAGCAGCGCACCCTTCACGGCAATAGGCGTGGACTTTTTGTATACGGTGCCGCTGTGTGCATACTCTTCCATTCCCGATACGGATCGGGGAGAAGCCACATCCTCAACAGGCAGAGACATGAACTCCTTCTCCGTTGCCTTCACAAACTGCTGAAGTGTGCCTTCATCACGCATGAGGATCATCTCAATGGCAGTCTTCAGTGCCTTGCGGACATACGCAGGGGTGGATGAACGGGCAGTCTCAATGCCCATGATCTTGAACTTCGGAGTCTTGTAACGAACACCTTCAGAATCCCATACCGACAGCATATACCGCTTCTTTGCAGTCCACACGCCCTGCTCCGCAATCACTTCGCGTCCCATCACCATTTTGTTTGTGTAGGCATTCATACAATCCGCAAGGGTGGCGAACTCCCGCTCAATCTGTGGCTGTATCACCCGCTCACAGAATCCGTTCAGGAAGTCCACCACCCGTTGCGTGTCGCGTTCGCCTTTGAAGGACGAATCCACCACCTTGCCAAGTCTCAAATACACGGAGTCGGTATCAATATACATTACATACACCTCACCCTCCGTCTTCAGGATGCGGTTCAGAAATCGGTTCAGAGCATCACCGATCCATCGGATGCTCAACTGCCCCGAAAGCGTGATGGCTTCCGCGAGTGCCACATCAAAGAATCGGAAATACTGATTGCCGATGGCACCGTATGCGGAATTCAACTGAATCTTACGCACCAACTGGAAGTTGTGATACTTGGAAATCTCGTATTCAATCTTTCGCCGCTCTGACTCGGGAGCGTTCTTGTCCAATTCCACAAGCCGCTTCTGTGCTGCAATCATCAGCCCCTTGTAGTGCTTGCGTTCGGCATACATCTTCTCCATCAGTTCGGGAAGGAAACCCTGCTTGTCCCGCCTGAAAGCAACACCGTTCGCTGCTACGCTCACCCCGTCCCGCTTTGCGGCATCAAGATATTCCGCAGGATCAACGAAAGTCTTCACAGACTCTCCGCCGTTGCGGGACAGGACAGCATCAGGAGTAATGCTGCCACGCGCCCACGCACGGTTCTCCACCTGTGTTTCAGGCGAGATGTTGTATTGCATGATGAGGTGGGGATACAGGGAGTTCAGGTCAAAACTCACCACCCAATCGTGCTTGCCCACGATGGGGTCCATCACATACGCACCAGCGTACTGATCGTCTTTCTTTTGTTCGGTCTTCTGCGGGATCACCATGCCCTTGCTCATCAGGTGGTGGTGGATGATGGCATCCCATGTGCGAACTTGGGAAAACACATCCTCAAAGTTCACCCGTGCCGAATACGCAAGGGCTACAGCCAGTTCCATCAGTTTCAGTTTGGATTCCAAGCGGTCAACGAGCCGCACATCCTGAAGGTTATACTCCATGAACTTCTGAAAGTTCTGTGCGTAGAATTCCTGAATGGTTTCGTATTCCGCATACGACAGTTTTTCCTCACCCAACTCCACCTTGGAAATGTGGTTCAGGGAATACGCTTCCTGCTTCACATAGGTGAAAGTCCTGTACAACTCAAGGTAGTCAAGGGTGGCTACACCGCTAATCACATACGCAGTCTGATCGCGTCCCATGCGGTTCACCACAGTCTCGCGCAGTCTGCCCCACG